AAGAAAGAAAGGGATTGACTCTAGCCCAAGTAGTTTCAGGATTGATTTCCACATGGGTAGCCCCCATCAGGTTACCAGCAACACTTACGCCGCCCAATATCCCAATTCCTAGAAATCCGCTCTACCTCCGATTCGGTAGGACTTGGTAATTTTTCCATCATGGCCCCGCTTGATTTGGATGCCGACTTTGAGGGAACTGAATAAACGGACAAAGAAATTTCTGCGATCTTCTTTGGGCGGGACTGGGACGAGTATTGCTTTGAGGGTTTCATGGGATAATCTCATTTCTTCTTGCGGCGAACGGGCTTTTTGATGGCGATAGCCCGACGAACCTCTGTATAAGTAATGGGCCCAGCCACCCCATCCTCGTCAGTATGAACCAAGGCTTGGATCTTCTTGACGCCCCTGACATTCACTTCGTTAGTAACGTAGTTAACGATAGAGATGAGAAGGGCCACAATGAAGCCAGTAAGACTGACCTGATCAACGGACTCAGCCAACTTGGGATCAACCATGGCGAGACGGGAAACAATCGCGGCAACCACCATAGCAATGAGGGGAGTGATGACTCCACCCAGTTTACTAACTAGAAATGCGAGGATTTTATCTTTCATTTGGTTATTGCTCCAGCTTGTAGCGTTGAACCGCCGACTCAACGGTGAAGCGAATCAAAGACTCAGAGGCACTAACTCCCTGCTTTTTAGCAGCAGCAGTGAGCTTCTTGACTGCGGCCTCGCGCTTTTCCGCTCCCGTCTTGTCGGTAGAGGCCAGCGATTGGACGATCTCCAAGGCAATCGGGAGAAGAACTGCTACCGAAGAGGAGGCAATTTCCCGAAGGACAGGAAGGAAGAAGTTAAAGACATTTGAGGTAATACCCCAGATTTTGGCAAAGAATGATTTCATAGGAATAAAGCTAAATCAGTAACCCTTGGATTGCAAGAAATCTTCGATTCTTTTTGTACGCTCGTCAATTCGGGCCAAGGTCTCACTTCGGACGTTGGCATCTTTTTGAATAAGCTCAATCGTCGCGTCCTGCTTGGCATCATTGGTTTGGATGTGCCGCATCTGCTCTGGGAGGACAATCCACCCATTGAGCGCCGAAAACAAAGTGATCATCAGGGCAACCCCCGCAATCAACTCGCTCATTGTAAGCTTTACTCCGCGCTCCATTCCTCTGCGTCTTGGTATTTCTTCAATGCTCATAGTTTATTGATATTTACTATAAAATTAAATTGCATTAATTGTAACATTTCCAGTATAGCCACTAGATCCAGAATATAACCCAATAGGATTTATGCTGCCAGATTTAAAAAATAAACCAGATGAGCCGATTGTTCCAATTGGAGCAATAATCCAAGCAGCAGCAATATATGTTAACCAATACACATTGGTTTCATCATAGTATATCGGTTGTCCGTTTTGAGTTAGTCCACTATCATAAAATCTAAAACCATTTATATTTGGAGATAAACCCACTCCACTTGCTATATATAAATAATCAACGAGAGGCTCTTGCTCCGTCAAACTGGTAATAATGGATGCGACCTTGTAACGCCAAGGCCAGTCAATGTAGGTGGCTAGATTTGCGGGGTTTGCCGTGTCTCCGCGATAGGCGGCGGCAATATGTCCCAACGCTTGTTTTTCTACCCAGTCGATTGTGCCAAGGCTTGACCCCGAAACCGCATCATAGATGGCCTTCCAGACATATTGTTTGGGAAGAGAGATATAGTTGGCCTCTGGAAGCGGTGCGCCTGCGGCTACGGCAATCTTGGCCCAGAGATAGCGTTCTGGGAGGGTGACGTAATTAGCAATAGACCCCGAACCCAACTCATTTACCAACCATTGGGAAAGCATATACCTTCGGGGCTGATCCGCCGCCGAAGCAAAAACCGCATCTAAAGTGGGGAGAGCCATAGCCTATGGTCTCCGTCCTTTAAGCCATGCCCATGATTCGCTCACCCATGCCAGCCATAGGGGACACGCCAGCTTCCATTTCGTCAGCGGCCTCGTCCTCCATCTCCATGTCCTCTTCCTCGTCAGCGGCGATCTCAACGCCAGCAATCATGGTAGGAACAAGGGAATCTCCCTCGACACGGAAGGTCACAAGCTCTTCCAGCGAGTCCCCATCGGCAACGTCTTCGGGCAAAGTGTAATCTGTAGGTATTTTGATTTTCATAATAGTTATTCTCTCCTCATAGAGCTTGCCTTAGATTTTACTCCAAGGCAAGCCTTGATGAATAGAGACTAGCTATTAGCCCGCGAGGTAGCCGTATCCGCTTCCGCTAGGACATGCCACCAAGTCAGCCGCAAGGTTGCAGCGCAAGTGGAGGATGTAATAGCCGAATTCAGGGAACACCTGTTTCGCGGCACACGCCATCTTCGCCCGCCAGTAACCGCTGTTTTTGTCAGGGTTACAATTACGGTCGAACTCGTTGATCCAGCGGAAATCGCCACGATAGTTTTGGGCATCGTAAACGAGTTTTCCAACTTTCAGGTTAGGATTCGGAACCAGCCACTCAACGGCCTTCGGATGGAAAACAACCGTGGAGGTGTATTTCGCAGCCTTGTAGGCGGGGTTGATGATGAACTTCGTGCCTTTGGTCGCGCCAGTCGTGGAGACGTAGGGAGCAACTTCGGTATAACCACCAGATCCGTCGTCGTTGAAACGCTTCGGGAACGGGCGGCTATGGAACACGAATCCACCGTAAGCCTTACGGGGCAGGAGCGAGGAGCCGTTGGCACCAAGCAGATCATTAACACGATCACTCCAACGGATGTCCTGACGGACTTCCAAGTTGAGCTTGATCAGGTTCTCAATCGTGGCGCGTTCAGCGAACACGTTGAAAACAGGCGATCCATCATCGGTCACCGCATCACCATCATCACCAGCATTGTTCTGGTAGAGACGATCATAAAGTTCGCGAAGGACGCCAATCGTCAAGACGGAGGTCGGGTTCGGCAGCGAACCAAAAGTCGATCCCGTGGACTCGGCAAGGCCAGGTTCCACAGAAACTTTCGTCACGGCTGCGTAGTAGTCGTTGTCATAACGCTCGACCCACTCTTTGTTGACGTTATCGGCAAGGATCTTGATGTAGTTGTTGACATCGTCAATCGGGAACGCCGAAGTACGAACGTCTTCCAAGCAGATCCAGTTCGACTCAATCGCCTGATGGCGGAGTTTGAAGGTTTTCTGATCGAAGGCATAGCCAACGGTTTTGACGGGGGCCAAGCAGGAGTTGGCTTCGCCATCAACGCCAGTGACGCCGACATCTTCCCAACCGCTACCAACGGCAACAGTGCGCTGGGCGATGGTGTTGGTGATAACCGCGCCCATATTGTCGGGGAAAGCGGATTGCGTTACGAAACGCATATAGGGATCTTTATAAAGACCCAAGCGATGGGTACCAAGAGCGATCCTGCCCGTTTCACGTTGAAATTGGTCAGAAATTGATTCGCAACTTGTAGCAATTTGTGCTGACATAATTTTATTTCTTTCTAATTAAGGTTAAGAGTTTTTTTTGATTGCGGCATTATGCCGTAATCGGTTTGTTTCTGCCCCGCCAGCAGAGAGTTAACGGAAGATTAATTTAGAAAGCACTGAGCCAGCTAACAAGGCATCTGTGACCAATTCAGATTTAAGTCTGCAATGCTTTTACTACGAGACCGCTAGATTGTCAATAGAAGAATTTTAACGGAATATAGATTTTCCGAAATTCATCAAGCTATCCACATCTTCGTCTTCTTCGCTGGCATCCGTTTCGGTAGCCTTACCAAGACTCGGAGTGGCCCCAACTAATCCTTCCAGTTGGGTTTTAAGTTCTTTGATTTCGGCGTCCTTGGACTCGCTAACCTTCTGCAATTGGGCAGAGTAGTGGTTGATGGCGCTTTCAAGGAAGGGGACAACAGCAGCCCGTGCAAGGATGGCGCTTCGATCCTCGACACTTAGACGATCCAGATTGGTCTCTGCGGCGTTTTTTTTGGCACTACGGATACTGCCATTCCATTCATCCTGTCCATCAATCTCCTGAAGGAAATTGTAGCGGTCTTCCAGATTTGTCCAAGTTTTAGCTGTGAACGCCTTCTGGAGTCTTTGGTCGTTTTCAATAAACTCCTGCTCAGATTGGGCCTTGCGAGCAGCTTCGGCCTCGGCAAGGGACTCTGCCTCACTCTGGAAACGCTCATGGTATTGAGCCAGTTCATGGTATTTATCGGCCATCTTGACGATGGACAACTGTTCCATGCGCTTAAAGTCGCTGGTCAAATCTTCCAAGGAGTCGATGCGTTTACGGGCATCGGGCTCACTGATAGCTTGCCAGAGCTTAGAGAAGTCTGCGTCATTGGCTTCTGCGATGGCTTTCAAATCGCCCTGAAGGCCGCTGAGAGGCTTTTTGATCGTTTCAATATATTCGGGGCTTCGTTCAAAGTTTGCGGTCTTTAGCTCGCGATTAAGCTCTGCCATGCGAGTTTTGTAGCCTTCTAGTTCTTCCTGAAGGCTTTTGACTGTTTCACCCTCATATTTGCCCACCTTCTCCTTGGTGGCATCCAATTCGGCTTTCAGACGATCCCGCTCCTCGCGGGCTTTTTTCATTTCGCTTTTGATCTCTTTCCAGCTTGAGACGCCCTTCTCAGAATCATCACCTTCGGGTTTATCAGAGATGGGCTTATCGGAAAAATGGGGGTTTAGCGGGAGATCGTCCTCCGAAGAATTTTCATTTGATTTATCTGTAGTGTTCTCCGAAGACACTTTCTTGGTAATATCTGCAACTACTTTCTCCGCCTCTTCCTTGGTTGCCTTGGCCTTGGGCTCCGCTTTAACGGGAGCTTTTTTCTCCGCCTTGGGAGTTTCCTCTTTCGGGGTTTCTGCTGCGGGCTTTGGCTCTTCTTGTTGGGTTTCAGGGGCGGGCGTCTCACTCGGAGTGGGTTCTACAGGTTCTTGATTTTTGCCGCCAAAGATTGTGCCAGCAAAGTCTGCGTCACCCGTGAGGGCTGAATTGAGGATATCGGCCATAATAGTATATTAGTTATGTTAGTTGGTTTCTTCTGAAGTTATATGGGAGAATGGTTCTGGCAAGTCAAATTTGGGTTTATTTACCTGTCCCTGACCCAAGGTATCAATGAGATCCATAACCTCTTGACTGCCCTCATAAAAACCCGCGCTCTTAATGAACACTGGCGACAGATCAAAACCCTGCGCCACAGGACTACTGCTCCGCTTCGGGCGAACCCGTTTGGAGATAAACTTAAGCCCCTTTTGCATATGGGGCATAGCCCAAGTTTTGCTCCACTCACGCGAATCCTGATCTGTCCAATCCATTAATAAAGTCTAACTACACTCAGATTCTAACTTTGTCTAGTATAAATATCTTAAAAATTAAGCTGTTTGTGCAGCCATCGGGGGTCGGCCAGCGGGCCTTGCCGTTTTCTCAAGAATAGAACTGCGGGTTTTAAGATCATTAAGAGCCATCTGCTGACGGATCGTTTCCATCTTCTGCTGATGAGTCTCTTGGTTCATCATGCGTTTTTCCTGCATTTCTGCCAACTTGAGTTGCGCTTTTTGCATTTCCATCTCCATCTTGGGATCAATCTGTCCCTGCGGCTGTTGCCCAGCCTGCATAGCCTGTTCTTGTGCTTGGCTCTGTTGGGCCATCATGCGGTTGATAACCTGTTGCTCTAGCTCATCGATATAAGCGGTGAGGTTTTGGAGTTGGCGTTTGAGTTCGCGAACTTCCTGCGCCCGATAGCTGTTGTTAGAGAAGAAGACTAGGTGTTCGGTCACATGGTCAGAAGCAGGACGTAAGATCTGCATTGCCTGCTCATCAGGAATCTGCTGCTGGCGATGGGCCTCAATGATTTCGGCAATCATCGGGATGTGGGCTTCGATATGAACCGCATGGTTCTGGCTATCGTGAACCATCTGCGGAATACCCTGACGGAGGTTGCCATTCTCAAGGTTGGCGATGTCAAAGTCCACCACACGGCGCGGGCCTTTGTCGGAAACAAAAAGGTTGACCTTCTGCCAGCCCACACCAGAGATGCCAGCAATGACAGAACGCAGGGTGTTTTCTTTGCCTTTCTCGTCCATCAAGGAATAAAGCTCCATGAGTTGCTTGCTCGCCATTTCGGTCATAACGGGGCTTCCATCACCCATGGCGCGGAATGCCGTGACCTTAAGGAACTGGCGCATACGCTCAATAGAAACTCCTCGACGCGCACAACGGCGGCGAAATTCAAGTGCAAGTTGCCCGCCCTTATCATTGGCTGTAAGGAGAGGATTAACAGCCCTGCGGTATTGTTCGGTCAGAAGTTTGTTGTAGGGGGTGTAGAAAAGTTCCAATGCTGCGGCGTTGAGCGTTGACTCTTGGCGGGCCTGCTGAACAACTTCCGTGGCAGAACGGGCTTGGCCATCTGGAGTAGCCTGACGCGAGCGATAACTACCCGTATTATTCTGCAATACTTGGCTCATCAAGTTGTAAACAGGAAGACCCTGAGTGGCAATCGACGGCGGTTGAAGTTGGATCGGGGTCAACCCACTGGGGATGAATGTATAAGGCCCGACCTCAATATATTGAAAGTCTTGGATGGCTTCGGCGTCACCCTGCAATTGGATAAGCCCAGAGGTGATGGCGGCTTGTGCAGACTGACACAGAACCCTGTTGGAAATCTGGATTTGGTTATAAATCTTCTGTTTGAGTCCGCGAATCGTATGGAAAGTTCCCTGTCCAACTCCATAGGTGAAGATGACAAAGCACTGGTTTACATTACCATAACGAGAATAACGCTCGTAGAGGAAGTCCGAAGAATCACGGGAACCAATAAGTTGGGTAAACTTGCCATCAAATTCGCGGTTGTAGCCGTAGATTAGCTGTGCGCGGTGGTAGGCAGATTCGCCAGCATATAGGTCATTCTCCTTGATTTCGCGTTCAAAGTCTTCCCAGTGGGCGGTGTAGTTTTTCCACTGATCACGCTTGGTAGAAGCTTTCCAGATGGCCTGCTTAACCGCATTGAGATTCCACCCCAAGGCTTTGGCGGCTTTGGGATTGCGGATGTAGTTGTAAAGCTCGCTTACGCTCATGGAGCGTTGGACGATACCTACTTCAATGGCCTCATCTGATACTTTTGTATCACGGGCTACTTTGAAATCTTTGAGCCCACAGGGCTCCCAGAAGATGGAGCGTTCATCGGGCCACATAGCCACCCCGACTCCGTCACCCACAAACTCGCGGGAAAGAAGCTGCATGTTATAGGCATGGTCGCTCCACTCCTTAAGCATCCAGTCAAACTCTTCAGAGATGATTTCGGAGTCCTCGTTAGAATCCCCATCATAGGAATTCATAATGACATTGGCGATACGGGGCACTCCGTTCTGGAGTTCGATATACGGAGCCAAGGCGGCTTCCATTATGGCATTGGCTTCCCCGAAGTTGGCATTAACCACATGGGTTAACCCCTTGCTTTTCAGTTCTTCGGCATCATAGGGGGCTTCGCCATTAACCAAGGCTTGCGCCCGCGCCCGAAGATACGCCGCATCCTCATCTTGTTCGATATACTTGTTGGCGATTGCCACAAGGCTATCAGATGATTTGATCCTTTTTTTTGGGGGACTACCACTCTCTGGTAGATTTTCTAGTTCTGCTGATCCTTGAGATGCCATTAAAGTATAAGTGTAAGTTGGTTGTCCAGTTAAGTCAATTAGATTGCAAGCTTATGACAGCCTCGGCGCTGGCCTGCTCGTAGCTGCACGGCGGCAGATCAAACGTGCGCGGGGTCGGATCGACCGAGGCGAGCATCATGCCTTCAAGCCACCCCTTGAGAGCGGCCATGTTGCTGCCGAGTGGTTTGCCTGCGGTGAGCAGCGCCATTTCCAAGCGTTGAAGGGACAGGATTTGCAGGGATGTGAGGTGCTTCGTCACCCATGCTTCGGGCGTGAAAGTCTCCACAAACGGCACAGGCGGCGGCGGAATCACATACGCCTCATCCACGGGCAGCGCGGATTCAACGGCGGCTTTCACCGTGGCCTCGTCCAGCGCATCGAGTTCGGGGCCGTCCTGTTCGTAAATGGTGAGCCTCGTCGGCCAGCCATGCTCGCGCACTTCGACCTTGCCGCTCTCGTCGCGGGATAGCTGGTAGGACAGGCCGTGCCATGTTTTGCCGTCTATGCTGCGGGGTTCGGCCAAGAGGACGTTGTAGATTTCGAAGGAGTTCATATTAGGCGACTCGGTAAAATGCGGTGGCACGCCATTGGATCGTTTCGGAGGCCGCTCCTGTCACTTCCAGTTGCAGGGCTTCGTTGGTGTCATCGGCGGTCAGCGCAAAAGTCCACGTTGGCGAGCCTGCGCTCTGGTCGGTGCCGAGCGTCTGAACCGTGCCGATGAGCGCCGTGTTGTTGCTGCCATCCCTGCGGATTCCGAGGAAGCGGCGGGCGACGAGCCATTTGTCGGCGGTGTCGGAGCGGCGGGCGACAAGCAGGATGTCCACGGCGAGCGCGGTGGAGGCCGCGATGGTGAAGCGGTCTGTCGCAGTTCCAGTTGCGTCCAGCGTAAGAATTGTTGCCGTATTGTTGGTTGTCTGGCCACCCCAATACACCGAGCTAAATGGCCGAGTTCCAAATTGTGCGCGCAAAGACGCCCGCGATTCTCTGCCAATGGCAACAGACCAAGCTCCTGTCGCCTGTGCGTCAAAGCCTCCAATCGCCATAGATGCGGCTGCGCTTGCTGTTGCCGACTGACCGATTGCAATGGTGCCATTGCCACCCGTTGATTGTGCCACCGAACCAATCGCAATCGCATTATTTCCTCCGTTTGCAAGAGCGCCGCCTTCGCCATCAATGACAATCGAGCCTCGCGTTGATGCGGTTGAGACATTGCCTATGACTATCGTGTTCTGGGCGGATGCTGTCCCGCTGCCAATGTTGATCGAGGACTGTCCGCTTGCCACTCGCGTTGCCGCACCGCGCACGTTTTGAATGTTGATGGCATCTGTCCCAAGCGCCGTAGTCGAAGGCGCGAGGCCGACAAACATAGAACCCGCTCCGCTTGGGCGCGCCAGAGGGTTGGCATAGACCAGCTTGCCAGCGACATCATCCCACACCACGGCAGGGTTGGCGCTGTTGATTAAGCCGCCGTCATCGGCAACCAGATCGCTGCCGCTCACACTCAAGACATCGGCGGTGGATGCGCCGACTGCGGAGATGCCGCCCGATGACGTTGCCGACAACTCCCCCGCCGAAAGGCTCAAGCCCGACCCGATTGTAATTTCCTCGATCGAGCCGCTGCTCGCGCTCGTCCTTCCCAAAATTCTTGCGGTGGCTTGCGTTAGGCCGCTGGCGGTGATGGAGCCAGAGGCGGCTGCGCCTGTTACGTCTGCGACAACGTGAGTGTGGTTGCCTGCGGCTACTTGTGTTGATCCTGTGCCGACAGGGAGGCGGGCAACGTCGAGGGTGCCGCTGGTTACTTTGTCTGCGCCGTGGGCATCAACGGGGACGATGGCCCAAAAACTACCGCCAGTTTGCCATCTAAAAGTAAACGAGCGACCTTCGTTATCTTTCGTTCCAAGGTCTGCAAGCGTTGATCCTCCTGCGCTTGTCTTTACAAGAATGCGACCGTTGGCAATGCTTCCAGAGCGAATCAACTGAAACAAATCTGCATCTTGGTTGCCCGTGGTTGGCAGGAGGACTTCGGTGTCGGTGCTTAGTGTTGTCGAAATCGTTATGCGGCGGGCGCGACCAGTTGCCAAAGTTGTAGGTGACGCCGAAATTGCTTCTTCAAAGACCGACCATTGAAATATGGCCCCAATATCACTCGGAGCCAGCGCATCCGTGCCGCCTGTGGTGTGGGAGGCTTTGTGTGCGAGTGTGCTGCTTGGCGTCCTCGCGTCACTTAGGCGAGCATCGTTGCCCTCACAGGCCGTGCCAGCCGCAGATCCATAACTAACTGCGAGCGTTCTATTGGCCGTAAGATCTCCTCCACCCGTAAGCCCTGTTCCCGCGCTGATGGTTCTACTTGTCGGCACACCTCCAATATTAGTTAGTGCTGTTGCGGGGTTGCTGACATCACTGAGATTATTAACCTCTAGAAGCGCACCTTGCGCCGTAAGAAGCCCTCCAACATTGATCGTCCAAGCTGTAAACGGCCCGCCACTACCTTCTACGGTATCGACATTAACCACCAACGTTGTTCCAGAATAGCTAGTAACAATAGCATGCATATGACGGCTTGCATCGTATACAATAGTAACGTCCTGTGTCGGGGTGTAGCTGAGACCCGACTGTACAACGAACGTCTTGGAGCCAATAGTAAGAGAGTGGGAAGATGTGCTGGTTGTTAGATATCTGTCTCCGCGATTGGCCAACGTAAATGCCGTGGTGGCAATCTGAGTGGTATCGGTTCCAGCAGCAGCAGTGGTTGCTGTCGGGGTTCCTGTAAAGGCGGGGGAATCCAATCCAGCAGCACCAATATCAGAGGCTGTGGCCGTAGCCCCCGTGGTTACCCGTCCTTTGGTGTCCACGGTGACTTTCGTGTAGGTGCCAGAGGTTACGCCCGAAGCAGCCAATGTTGGATTGGGATAGGTTCCTGTAAGATCCCCTCCAGCCGCTCCGCTGGGTGCCGTAGAGATAGTTCCCCATTCTGGGGCAGTGGCTCCGCTATTTACCTTGAGAACTTGGCCCGCCGTTCCTATAGGCAACCGCTCGCCCGTAACCGCTCCACGGTAGAGGGTGTCGCCTTGGGTCGTGAGCGTTTCTAGACCCGTGCCAGCCGCGCCCGCTGGGCCAGCAGGCCCGCGCTCCACCACCTCAATAACTTCAACCTCCCTCTCTGTAATCTCAATGACCTCTTGGCTCATCGAATAATCTCCTGATAGACCTTGGCCTTGCCTGTAGCAAATGCAATGTAGGTATAGCCAGAGTAAAGTTCGATTTCGTAGACGTTGTCTCCTGCTGTAAGGTTTGCGGCCTGTGTGGCGGTGATTTCGATTTCAATGGTGCCAGCAGCTCCTCCGAGGGTAATCCCGCTTCCAGAGGTCAATGTGAGCAATGTGGCACTATCCTTGGCGCACTCCCGAATTACCATGTTGGCCCCGTAGCCTGAAAGATTGACTGGGACATTGGACTTGCCCTTACAGGACTTGGTCAGATAACGAAACTTCGCCGTCCATGTCTTTCCTTGGACGATTTCGATATCTCTCTCAAGTCTCCAGTAGTTGGTCATTTAAATAGCGGGATTCTGAAGCTGTGATTTGTTCCATTGGTCGAAACTGTAACCTCCATCCAAGCAACAGCCGTATTGAAGTTTACTGTATTTACGTTTGCGGAATTCGTGGGTGCGGTGTTTGTGGAAAACACTGCCGCTTGGAAGTTGGCATTGTTGGTGTTGGTCAGGGCTGTGAGGCCGAGGCCTAGGTTGGTTCGGGTTATGGCAGACAATGTTGATGCACTTGTTCCGAGGAACTGAAGCCCCGAAGCTCCATCAAGTCTTACAGAAACGTTTGTACCAGCGATTAGCTGCGCGTTTGTTCCATTTATGATCAAGCTGTCACTTAGGTACGCGCCCAAAAAAAGCGGTGTGTTTGAGGCACCAACCCCAATAGCCGTAGCTGCCTCCCCAGCGTTGGTGGCCGTAAAAACCGAATTGCCCACCGTAGTCCCGCCGAGATTGGTTCTGCTTGCTGCCGCAAGTACTGCTGCATTGGTTCCCGAAAAATAGATAGGCTCGACATAAGCCAAGTTGTGGTAAAAGTCCCAAGTATTATTAAAGTATAGAAATCTTATAGCATGGTCGAAGTTAGTCAGAACAATCAGATTAGATGTCTGTCCAGCTTGACGAATTGCGGTTGCTGATCCCGTGCCACCAGCATGAATGACTACCGCCGTATCACCATTGAATGTGGAGGTGTTGGTTGGGAGCAGTAACGTGTTGGTTGTGTTTACAATATTAGAGGAAAGACTTTGGATGATCAGGTTTCGGGAATTTGTCGCCGTGTTGGTAGAGTTTGTAGCTGGAGCGGAAAAAGCAACAGTTGTCGCAATCGGAGCTTGTTGCCAGAAGTTGGTAGGGCTTACCACATCTCCGTTGGTGTTGTATAAAACAGGGTTGGTGCCACTGCCGTAAAGCGAAGTGTTAAATCCAGCTGCATTGGTATTTGTGAGAGCGGGCCAGCCAAGGCCGAGGTTGGTTCTAGTAATTGCGGCCCCGCTAGTATTGCCAGCGCCAAAAGCAAGTGCCCCGCCACTTTGGTGCAATATTACACCATCGTACCCTATGTACGCTCTTTCCGATCCAGTAAAGAATATTGTTAGCCCATCTTGGTTGTTTGTTGTGGCAAGAACCTGAACGGAGTTTCCAAAATCAAAATAACTAGAAAGAGATCCGCCATCTATTGAAACGGCATTAAACGTAACATTGTTTGTTGCGCCAAGCCCGATGTCCGTTCTGAAATTCGTGACGTTTGTATTGGTGAGCCATGAGGCTCCAAGGCCGAGGTTAGTTCGGGCCGTGGCTGCGTTGCTTAAGTTAGAAAGGTTGTCCTCTGCATTAAGCACTGTCCTATCCAACGGGGTTGCGCCAAGTAACCTATAAATTAAGCGAGTGGCAGTGCCAGAGCCCGTCATTCTGAGGCTTCCAGCAGCGGTCAATAAGTTGGTGGGGGAGAAGGTCGGTGGATAAAACGTGTTTGTCACTGTAACTTCAGAGAACGTAACGCTATTGGTTTGTCCAAGGCCGACATCTGTTCTAAAATTCGTGACGTTTGTGTTGGTGAGCCATGCAGCGCCGAGGCCGAGATTGGTGCGGGTGGTAGCCGCTACTGCGGAAAACACCAGTTCATTTGTTCCATTATATACGGAAACACGTGGATAAAACGTCATGTCTTCAAAGTTGATGAAGCTCGTGTCATTAACGTAACTAATTACGCGGCCCTGCTTAATTGTTAGGTTGTCTATCGTGCCAGCTTCGTAAAATGCTATAGGGCTGGTAAACGCCAGCGCATTCGTCCCCGTGCTGGCGACTACTTGGCCGTTGGTAGTGAAACCCAACAATGACGTTGCCGAGTTGCTGTTCGTGAGAGCAGACCATCCAAGGCTGAGATTTGTTCTAGCTCCACCCGCATTAGTCGCTCCTGTTCCACCCGAAGAAATTGCAAGGGTTCCGCCCACGTTTGAAAAATTAACCGTAGCAATATTTGATGCAGGAATTATCCCAACAATACTTGTAGATTGCAAATTGGTTAAGCTTCCCCCGTTGTTGCTTGCAAGCGCATTAAGATCAGAATCTGCTGGCTGGAAGGCTGTTGCGGGGTTAGTTGATGCAGTACCAAGACCTAAAGACAACCTTGCATCAGAAGCATTAGTTGACCCAGTTCCACCATTAGAAACGCTCAATGTCCCTACAAGATTAGTGGCATTTAGATTAGTTAATCCAACTCCATTGTTAGCTGCAACATTAGAAAGGTTGGAAGAAGATGGCTGAAATGCGGATGCGGGATTGGTGGCTGCTGTTCCAAGTCCAAGCCCCGAACGAGCATTTGAAGCATCGGCGCTCCAAAAATTAGTTGGCTGAACTACAGCATTGTTGGTTCCAACTAAAACATTTCGAGTTTGTCCGAAGCCAGAAACAACTAAGGATCCACTAATAATAAGTGAGAGAATATATTTCATTTTACATTAATCGCTTCCAGACCCTTTTGGTTCCTGTTTGGCTATCGTAGTCATTGGGTCGGACTACGAATGGCAAGTTTTCAGCGTCAGTACCATTTGTTAGTTGATAAATTGCAGGAAGTCCATCAATAACTAAAAAAATAACAATCCCAACAGCATAGGTTCCGCTAACCGTGGCCAATCCGTCAAGGTTTGTCGATCCCCCCCCCTCTAATCCAGTAATCGAAGGCTCGACACGAAGAATGTTGACGCTTGGGGTTTGGATCGGAGTCGAAGAAACGCCGATAACGCTACTGGATGGGATGGGGATACAGATCTTGCTCATTTATCGGGTGACTTCTGGTGAAATGATAACATTGCCTTGCAGGATTCGGGTTGTGACGGCCCCGTTGTAAAGCTCAAGGTCATATACGGCTTTATCACAGACCGAGAGTGACGCCGTGTCAGATGCCGAAATAAATAGTCTAATAGATCCTGTAGCTTCATTCAAAACAATTCTACCATTAGTTGTGGACAATTCAAGAATTAGTGCTTTGGATTCGGGCTTTGACCGAATGTGCATCTTGGCTGTAAATCCCGTAAGATCCACGGGAGCCGAGGGTTCCCCAGTCTCATAGAACAGAGTCTGATTGAAGGTGGCACCTTGGAATATGCAGATATCCGCTTCGGCAATCGGTAGTTGAGCCATAAATGGCAAATAGAATCTACCAATTCTTTCTTATAGTCAAGGCTTGTTTAAGTTTCTTGAATGTTTCTTTATTGAGCCGCTTCTTTTCCTCAATCGCCTCACTGCCTGCCATGGCTCCGAATACCTTACGGGCTACAAATAATCCTACTGCAAACGAATCAAACAAGTCGGGAGATTTTCCGATCCGCTTTTTCATGTCGGTCTTGGACTCAATGATGATCTTTCGGGTTCGGCGCACATACTTTCTCTGGGTCATCTCCCATGCCAGATCTGGGGTGATTCCCTTGAGTTGTTCACATTCTAGGAAGTATCGGGCAGCAAAGCAGAGTTCAGAGGCCATGTTGTGGAACAATTCTTTTCCGACTTGTGGTTTTCCAGTGGCTTCGTTCCTCATGGCGTATTGGGCGCTGACAGGAAGGTCAGATGCAGCGCCAGCAAAACTTACTGCATGCCAACCCTTTAGGAGTTCCCTTTCTCCGATTGACCAGAAGATACCACCAGCCGAAGCGTCCACCCCCATCCATTGATTTGGAATACCCAATTTAAGAGAAAGATCGTGGATTTGTTGAATCATCTCATACTGGAAATCCTCTTGAGATCCTGCCCTTCGGTTAAGAACATACTGTTTTTCAACAGCTATCGCCCACTTACCACTAATAAGCTTTCCATACTTAAGGTGGGTAAATACAAATCTATCGCCGCCTTCGGTATAGCTTGGGTCAATCCCTGCAATATCTTTCGGGGTTCCATCCCAGATCGGTTTGTCCAAAGCTCCATGACGGGCCAACAGGATATCTGAGACAATCGTGGAGTCATCGGCATCGGCGGGAGGCCAGAAGCCCCTGAACTTCCTCCAATATTGGGGATTGAGTTCTCCGAGTTCTTTTCGGGCCAAGGCCACATCATTAGGTTTGGGGAGAAACGGATAGCGCAACCCCTTGCCAGCGTCGAAGGACTGTTGGTTGGGGTTGTCGCTCTCTGAATCAAATCTGATACATACTCCCTCAATACCAGCCACCCGTATCTTCCAATTTGGGGTATTCTCGTCCACACTCATCCACCCCTTAATAGGTTCGCAGAACTTCCCGTGGGGATCGAATATAGAAGATGGGTTACCAGCGCCGACGATATAAAGTTCTTGAGCGCCCTTAAATCCCCACACGGCTTGGGAAATCACGGAAGGCGAACAGTCTTGTAACTCATCGATTATCAACACAATACGACGATTCTTCTTGCCTTGAAGTCGTTTCTGGGCGTCATCTTTATATTCGTCACCCGCTGCGAGTAGCATGATTGATGAAGCATCACTAACCCCCGTTTCTGGGTCGATAATAGCCCCCTCTTCATCCGAGAGCTTGATGATATCCATAGACTCAATGAGTCTTCCAGAGGCTAGTCCCATGTTTCGGGCTTCGCGGTACATCTTGACCAATGCCGCCCAGATACGCTGCTTGGCGTCTATTTTGGACGTAGAGACCACAATGGTCATTGTATTAATTGGGTCACAGAACCAATTAACCAGCGCAAATGCCGCCATCCCGTAAGACTTGCCAGAGTCTGTTCCCCCAGCTAGTCCAGTTACGCTTCGGACAAATCGGTTGCCAGTTGCCTCGTCCACCTCGTAAACTTGGTTACAGAATGCTTGTGCGCTGAGTTCTGCCCACCTGTGCCATTGAAAGGTTGGCCATATAGCAGAGACAATATTGCGATAATGGCGGGCCTTTCCTAGTCCCCCATCTTCGGGTGTAAGCCCCTGCAAGAATGCATCCATCTCAATACGGATTGGCGTAATCGCCTGTCCGTCTTTGGGTAACCACAACCTCCCGTATTTCTCTATCCCCTGATCAACTGTTGCCATTTATGAAATTTATACTAAACTAATCCGAATGGAGAAAAAGCGCAAGAGCGGAGAACGGAATTGGGACACACCAGAAAACCGCATCAAAAAACAGAGCGCATTTAGGCTCTACGCCGCTGGGAGAGGATTGCCAGAAGTAATGAAAGCCTTGGAAACAAAGCATAAACCAACTCTCGAAAAGCTAATCTATAGCGAAAAGTGGGACGAGTACGTCAAGGTCTGGCAGGAAAACCCAGAAGCAGAAAACCTCTACCCTTGGGATAAGGAGCGTCCAGTAGCCCTAATTGCCCCTCCCGCCAGAATGGAGGAGATGGATAAGAAACGCAGGCTGGAATGCATCAAGGGATTCTCCATGTATTGTTCGGGGCGCACCATGCGGGATATTGCCGAAGAACTGAAGGTTAGCGAATCTACTGTCTGTCTATGGCGGGATACCCAACGCTGGATTCAATGCAGAGAGCGTCTGGTCAACGAGCAGTCTCCAGCCCCTTGGGAGGATGACGGCGTTCCCACTTTGATGTCGGAAATTACGGCTTCATTGGAGACCATGAAAAAATCGATCAAGTTTCTGACTGGCAGGGTTCTGGTGAAAGCCGCTGATGCCGCGCAAGACCTAGATGGCATGGAAGCTCTTGGCATGATGAGAAATATCAAGCAGTTGGCAGAAGCAGCATCTATAAACTTTTCTGAGGGCAATAATCAGCAAAATGCAATTCAGATTAATATTGCCACCAAACTGGATTCCATGAAGATTCCCGAAAACAACACCTATGAAGCGGAGTTGGTTGTCAATGAGTGAAGCGCCCAAATTTTGCTACGAAAGGAAATCGGATGTTCCGCCACAGGGATGGTGGGTAAGTTGTCCGATTGTGGGCGAACCCGTTCGCGGAGGTGATTGGTATGATATGGTTGCGAATTGTGAGAAGCTTTTAATATCCAGAGGAATAACACCCCCAACGGATCTTGTGTCACAAATAGAACACAATCTTTGTGACAGGCTTGCTGGAAGCACCAACTGTGTTCCTTGTTCAACAGCCAAACAAACCCTTGGATTTGGTGAAATTGTACGATGGGTCAAGGCAATGTATCATTTTGCCAAGGACAACAAATTTCAACTCGTTGATCAAGATGAGGCTGAACGAAGAGCTAAAATATGCGCTGCTTGTCCATACCAGATTTCAACTTCTGGATGCTGGGGTTGTAAGGGGATTGCTGGTATGCTGCCCCATATTGCGGGAGCAAAGACAACGACTTATGACCAGCAACTTAAAGCCTGTGGGATCTGTGGTTGCTACAATGCGGTCTCAGTCCATCTTCCACTTGATGCACAGACGGGTGAAGGATTGAACTTCCCATCCCATTGCTGGAAGGCTACGCCATCTCAAATCGGGTAATCGCCTTATTGAAGCTCATGTTGGCCACGCCTGTAGGCCCGTCACGATGCTTGCCGACAATAAACTCCATGGTAGGATTCTGCTCATGGTCTTGGGCGTCTTCGCTGTGAAGCATGATGACGATATCTGAGTCTTGTTCGATGGCTCCAGATCCCTTGAGGTCTGAAAGGCTTGGGCGTCCTCCGCGCTTGTCGGGATCGCGGTTTAGTTGAGCCAACACCAAAACGGGAACCTTGAGGGTTTTAGCCAGATCCTTAATTCCGCCACTAATCTCCTCAACCTCGCACACGCGATTGTCTTTGCCCCTCTTGCTATCGCCCTTAACCAACTGGAGGTAGTCAATGATGATGAGGTCTAGCGGAGTGCGTTGGTGGGCACGGCGAGCTACCGCCTTGAGATAGCCGATAGATTTAGCCGAGCTATCGTCGCAAATGATTTCAGATGCTTGGATTTCCTGCACAGCCCGTCCGAGAGATTGCTTCTGATGCGGGGCTACCCGACCAGAAAGGATGTCAGCAGCACCCACACGCGCCCGCGAGCGGATCATGCGCTCCATGAGGGCAACGCTTGTCATCTCCAAAGAAAAGATTAATACCCGCTTCTTCTGGTTAAGCGCCACGTTTTCAGCAATCTGAAGGGCGCTGGCCGTCTTACCAACCGCTGGTCTCGCAGCCAAGACAACCATGTCCCCGCCACGCAAGCCAAACATAAGAAGGTCATCCAATGGAGTGATGCCAGTGCGAATGCCGATACAGGGTTTTCCAGCAATCGTGGATTCGATGTTCTGGGCAGCGCGATCCAAGGCATTGTTAATAGACAGCTTGCTGCCATCATCCATCTCGTAGTCAGCCCGCATGACAGTGGTTTCCGACCAATTCTTGAGTTCTTCGATCTTTAGTTCGCGATCTCTGGCTTTGTGAACCATGTCATTGGCCAAGTATTCCAACGACCTTCTGTAGCGGGCCTCTTCCAGCTTGGGGTAGTAGCGTTTCCAGTTGTTGTGGGCTACACACGAAGTTGCAACTTCTGTAATCTTTTGTTCACCCCCGACAATATCGTATTCGTTGGCGGCTTCGATCTCTCCTTTAACATTGATGATGTCTGCCTGCATCCCCTTGGCGATACAGCGCATGACTGCCCGAAAGATGATCTTGTTCTCCTGAAGGTAGAAATGATCTTCCTTTATGGATAAAAGGATCTCACGCTGATCCTCTGACGGGGCATGACAGAGGCATGAAAGAATGGCGGTTTCGGCGGATGGTTCAAAGATGACTTCTTGCATAGGAAGCGTTAGACAGCCTCTTGGGCCTTTCGTTCACGCTTTCTTTGCAAAATTTCCATCATCGCCTGCCTGCGGCGTTCGCGCTCCACCTCAGAGATAACTCGCTTCTTTTTCGCCTTTTGTGACGAGTTATTTTTTGGCTTTAGAGTAGATTTTGATTTTGTCGCCACTTCTGGCGAATTGCTCACATCTGAGGTATTGTTGCAAACTGTAGGACTTTGTGCATCATTGTTGACGCTTTGCACAAGGGGGGTGGCAATTTGCCCCCCCCTTTTTAATCCCATCGAATTCGATGGGGTATTTAATCCCGTGGAATCTGACGGCATTGGAAATCCCTCTTGCGCCATTTTGTGGAGAGATCCATCCTTACACCCGTGAATGACCACGGCTTGGCTGGATATAACTCTGTCTGGGCAAGTAACACCCTGAACCGCTTGGGCTTCTGGATCAGCAGCAAAAAACACAATTTTCCCATCCTTCCATTGGTAGTTAACGCTTTTCCAGTAGGTTCGGATAAGAGGCGTGTCGCGGCCAATCTCCATGAAGTTCCAGCGACAACGAACGTCCCAAGGCTCTGGAACATTTCCTGATTCCCTATAGGCCAAATTGTAGGTTGATAGAGATTGGGCCGAAGGACAAAAGTCCAAGAAATTAGCAGGATAGACCGCGCTTCCAACGATCATCTTGTAGATGTTTTTTCCGTTGGATGCCATGCCACCCTCGTAAAGGTGACCAAGAATACCGACCTGTTTGTGGTATTCAACGTCGAGATCGTCAGCCCATCCTTCTTTCATCGGAACGCAATCTGGCTCCCAGAAGTAGAACGGGGTATTGGTTGGGTACATTGCAGCAGCTACATCGGCAAACATCTGGTTTGGGCCAAGAGGCCAGCCGTCAAATCCGTCTTGGGCGAACAATTGGTCAACTTCAGGAAAACTTTTCTTTAGTTCATAGATGATGTCCGAAGCTCCAGATGTATCCTTCGTGCAGCATAAAGTCGCCTTATGTCGCATGTTGATGCCAAAAGCTGTAATCGCCTTGGCTGACTCCATAGCCAATTCAGCATCTCCGTTGTGGTAGGCAAAGACAATATTCATTGAAGCTCTTGCAAAGTATTCATAGCAATTAAGACGGCTCCGCATTGTTGCGGACTGGCCCCCTGTAAGGTGTCCATCTTGGCAATTTCTTTGAGGCCATCTATAGCCTTATCAAGCATTTCTGATACATCCAAATAAGATCTTGTAATAGCTAAACGATCCCTTCGTAGCCTGTAACATTTGTCGCGGGCTTCGCGAAGCATGGCTTCTGTCTCATTCATTGTGCGTCAAAATTAAGCGGCCAAGTCGGATGAACGGGATCTTCCAAGCGAATACGAACGTTGTTGTATCCTTGGCCCGTTAGTTTTTCGGACTCAAGAGTTGCCTCTTCCCTGCTTAGTCCAAAGGCATGAAGTTCCACAACTTTCTCTCCGTGGCACACAATGTAAGTTTTATTACTTTCGCTCATTTTTTCTTTTTTTTCTCTGATTGATTGATGTATTTTTGAAAGGATTCGGCGCAATCTCTGGCCATCTCGATTTCTGATTCTGGGTCAAAGAAGTAACCGCCACGTTCAGCGAACAACGCTTCCATTGGCATGGGGGTTCCTCGACGGAACCGTGGGCCAACAACGAATGGGGAAACAGAGTCTTCATTGATTACTGTAAGAACTACTTTGAATCGGGCCATGGTGTCCAATACTTAATCACACGTTCAAGGATGTGTCCAATCCCGCTCCATCCATGGTGGGGGTGGTAATGGCAGGCCCATTTCAATGGAGGGTTTGACTCATCGTTTTTGATGAGGTAGATTCCCTCTGCATCGGGTTTTGTATTATTGTAATCGTTCCAAGTAATCATAGTAGGTATGACAAGAAAAACTCCACTTCGTTCAAAAACCCCATTAAGCAGGAATCAGCCACTTAAGCGCAACGGAAGGTTGCGGAGCGCATCCCCCAAACGCCAGCGTGAATACAATGAGTATGCAAAGGTGAAGAAAGCTTACTTGGCATTGCATCCCATATGCGAGAAATGTAAGAAGGCGAAGAGTCAGGATATCCATCATAAGGCGGGCAGGATTGGTCGCTACCTTTGCGACTATAGCCTGTTTGCCGCGCTTTGTCGGGGATGCCATGATTGGTGCCACGCTAACGGGCGCGAAGCCCGCAAACAAGGTTGGATTATTGATACATTTCATACTCTTCAAGATCCCTCTCCAGAAGCTTCATTAGTTCAATCTCATAGCCAAAGTCAGGCTCATACTGCCGAATAATCGGATTCCAGACCCTCCCCTTGGGGGCTGTCCAGTTGCGGAAGGCGTCAACAGCATTGACCCAACTAGTCTCCAATGGCGCGTTCCATTCATGTTCTGGGGGGAAGTTCCAAGGATAGGGGCGGGGTGGATAAGAAACACAACCACTTGTAATAAGTAGTGCAATTACTATCCCTGCTCTTTGAAATCGTAAAACCATAGCTCCTCCTCGCTTTCGCTAACCCAGCGGCTTCCTGTGCTTTCGCAGCTAAATTCTTGGCTAAATACCTTCCAGTCGGGCTTTTGGGGAAACTTCTTGGCGATAAACGATCCCCCGTCCATCCATAGCACACGATTGTTAGGCTGGATAAAGTATTGTCCATCACCCGCAAACACATGACCGCACTTGTGGCCAGCCGCCATCTCCCCGTAGCCAGAGGTATAGTGCGGCCCCAAACACCAATCTAGCGTAAACATATACTTGGCCTCCTCAAAGCTTTTGTTTTTAAGCATGATATTCGCTCT